CAGGGCAAGGCTATTATTACGGCTCTTGATAGAGATGCCACTAAGGGAAGCAATGGTACTGTATCGGTTTCATTGTCTGGTTATGGAGCGTTGAAACAAGTAGCGGCAGGAGGATAAAGTATGAAAGTAAAGATAAAAGGGGTGGAATATGAATTTTCCTTTGATAGCGTATGGGGCCCTATATACACTTATGAGGAATTGACAGGAAGCAAATTGCCTTTTGATGCAAATCGTATGCTGTGTCTTCATATCCTATACTATTGCATTCTTTTGCGTGCTAATCCGGGGATAACATTAACGCTTGAAGAGTTTTTCGAGGCATTAAATGACATATCCCTTGTTGGCAGGATGGCGGACTATTACGCCAAGCGTATGCAGGTTTTAACCGGCAGCGAAGACAGCAAGGAAAGCTCAAATATCTGTGATTCTGATAAAAAAAAAGACTAAGCGCACGCGAAGTATATAGGTTAATAGTCGGGGAAGGTGGATGCTCTCCCGACTATTTTTTATCAAAAATGGGGGTTAATGAAGCAAGGGATTATATAGAGGGCATGAACAGACGTTACCGGCAGGATTGGGAGCGTACCCGCTTGGAATCATCAGTGCTGTACAAAGTGATGTCCGGGAAAGACCTTGAACTGGAGTTCCCATGGGAGACAGAGGATGAAGATAAAGAGGAAACGAAACCAGAAGATTTGGAACGTCTTCGGGAAAAAGCTCGAATAATGGAAAGGATTATAAACGGAAATAAATAGTCATTATGGCAAGAAATATACGTTGGATGATACCCTTTAAGACTTTGGACGAAAGAGCCGCGGTTATCAACATTTATAAGGAAGGTAATTTTAATGAAGTAATCACGCTGGAACCTGCATATAATACTTTTGAAACACAGGAATCCACCGATAAAGAACTGATGAAGCCAATCCGTACCCATACGGGGTATATACGTATAATCGACAATGGAGACATAAGCGGGTTAATGCCTTCCGATAATCGCCAGCATTATGTTGAATTTCTGATTGAAGGTGATTTGAAATGGTGTGGATATATGCAGGCTGATACATTTAGCGAGGATTGGGATATAACGCCTTTGGAAGTGGAATTTCCCGTTATTTCCGGCATTGGTATATTGGACAGCATTCCGATGGACCAGAATAGAGAAATGGACTTGACCTCTTTATGTAGTTTGTTGTTGGAGTGTATCGATGCAACGGGGGTAGATTATAATTATATCTATATACCGAAAGAGGTTAAAGAATCGGCTGTCAGCGAATTTTACCTGCTTCCTTTGGATCTGCGTATATCCCGATTTAATTTTTTCAAGGTAAATAACAGTGTAAATACAGATGATCCGGATTGGGAGAGATACGATGCTGATACTTATAGTGATTTGCTTGAAGAGTTATGTAAATTTTGGGGATGGACCATACATGAGAGGGGACGCGATTTGTATCTGGTATCAACAAGGGATGTCGACTATATGAAAATCCCAATAGGGGAGCTGCGGCAAAAGCTGAATAGTCTTTCATCTGTTTCTTATGAAAGTGTTCCTACTTCTTCGATGGCTGTTTCTGACATGAAATTAGCCGGAAATAGCCATAAAAAGGATATTTTGCAAGGGTATAATAAAATTAAGATTTCGGCAAAAGTATCTAAGGTAGAAAATGTAATCCCCAATATAGACAGTGAGAAGATGAAGTATATTGGAAGATGGGTGGATGAACGAAAGATTGAGGGGGATATTTATAAACAGACATACAAGCTGTATAAGCAACAAATAGATTTAGAAATGTTTGAATCTTATCTATACGATTATAACATAAACACTGGAGCATATACGGGATTATCTCAATATGCAACAATTGAAGAGAAATTTAATGCGTATGGAGCTATTTATGCGAAAATGGACAAAACGAGAGTAAATGAGTGGGATAAAAAAAGAAATTATAATTGGGATGACATTATACGGATGAATTTAGCATTTGTATATTCGTACAAGGATAGACCAAATTCGTTCAGGAAGATATTTCCAACAGAATCACAATCTAACGAAATGCCGATATTGCGATTAAGGAGCAAGGAGAGTGTTTTTTATAAAAATGGGGCATTCGTAATAAGCGGAACTACTGAAGGAGAAGATTATGAAATGATTTTATATCCGGATGGTTCTATGATTTTAGACATTGTAACACGTGCGACAAATGGAGCTTGTATAATTCCTGTAGTTTTAAAAATTGGCAATAAGTACTGGAATGGTAAATCATGGCAATCTACATGGGCTAAATTCGATGTTCGATGCGGTGATAATGATAGTAACGGAACAGGAGGCTCAGGGCAAATCGTGACAACGAAAACACTTGATATGCCGTATAATGGAGCTAATGGATATGTTATTCCAATCAAAGAAGAGCTTTCGGGAATAGTGGAAATGACGTTCTTGTATCCGTATAAAGATGATAGAGCGGGACGAATATTCATAAGCGGGTTAAAAGTTGAATATTATAAGGAAGATGATGTATATGAAGAAAGAGAAGATAGCGACGAAAACGAATACAGCTCCAAATCAGGTATTGAATTTAGTAAGGATTTATCTGTGGAATTGAAATTGGCTACAAATAATAATAATCCGGCCGCATACAGTATTCTATTTAACAGTCCGTGGGCTGCCTCTGGAAGTTCCGCTGAAATCTTATATTTCGTGGGAGAAGGAATGAAGCGACCGGAAGAGTATTTATTGAGTAACCTAAAACGCATTTACGGACGTATTACAGAGAAGCTAACATTGCAAATGGAGAGGGAAGATTCTGTTACTCCTTTGATGAGGCTAACCCGTTTCGGAAAACGATATATACTGTTGAGTGAAAATGTTAATTGGTCTGATGGGACGGTAGAGTATATTATAGAGGATTTACCATAAATCAAAGTATATGCCTAAGTTAAGAGGAAATGATTTAATCGTATTTTTTGAGCAGGGCGGAGAATGGAAAACTCTGGCCTATGCTACTACATGCGAAATTGACATACAGGCTGAAACTATAGAGATAGGAAGCCCTGATACGGGGCGGTGGGTGAAGAAGAAAAAACGCCGTATCAGTTGGAGCGTAAATAGTGGACATCTTATGAGCAATGTAAAACAGGAAATTAATCTTTACAACTATCTGTTGAGTGACAACCCGGTGAAGATAAGTGTTGCTTCTGTGGAAAATCACACTGAACGAATTTATCCGGATGATTATACCCCCGATGGAAGATATTCTTTAATTGGTGAAGCCCTGGTTACAAGAATGACAATAACGGGTAATCGTGGTGATTTTTGTACGCTATCCATGTCGCTTGCCGGCATTGGAGAATTACTGCAAAAGAGCGCCGATTGGATACTGGCGGGTGGCACCTGGAATATGGAAGGCGTGTGGATTGATTGGGAAAAATGGAATTTTTAAATGAAATAATATGGCACAAATAGAGAAAATAACGGAAGGGATGCGAGGACGGGAAGTATCTGAATTATTGGATAGGAACTTTAAATCGTTGAATTCTGACATAAGAGATTTGGAGCAAGCATCTAATGGTAATGTAGAGAAATTGCAAGAGCAGTTAAATAAAAGGGGATATGTTGTTATGAAGTATACAAACAGCACTTCCGACACTCGTTTGGCTGTACCGATGGAATTGCGCAAACCAGGACTCACAATTACGTATAATCCGGGTGATGGCTGGGTGCAGGAACAGTTTATAGGTATAGGTGTAGATGATAGCAACTGGAGAGTGGATAGACATTGGAAATCGATTGGTGGTAGTGGTTCTGGTTTCTGGGTTGAAAGCGATGTGAATTTCGTCGACAAGACATCCGCTCATAATACCATTAAGGAAAATGAACGGGTTATTGGTATGTATATTTCCTATAGGCTTAACGGAACATGGACTACAGAGCAATATGTAGGTATAGATACTTCTAAAGACAATTGGGAGAATCCGGATAATTGGAATATTCTCACTTACAATGAACAGATTGCAGAAATAGCTAAACAGGCGCAGGAATCGGGAGTGCAGGCACAAGCGGGTGCAGAAAAGGCCAATCAAGCAGCAGTGAACGCACAAACAGCGGCAGATAAAGCCAATCAAGCGGCGGGTACCATTGCGGACAGAGTTTTTAGTACCGATGTGAGAATTATAAAGGCTATGACAGAAGAAGAGTATATAGCTTTAGGAGAAAAAGATAAAAATACGTTATACCTTATAGTTGATTGACATTATGGGGAAAATAAGATTAGGAACTGGAAAAATCGGTAAGATATATATAGGAAGTACACCTGTAAAAAAACTTTATGCCGGAACTGTACAAGTTTGGCAGAGCGGTTATGATGCTTACAATATTGTCGTCAGAGAGGGTGAGAATGTTGTACTGTATGATGTGCAAGGGAACAAGTTGAATGAAATCAACTCCAGTGCAATTCTCCGCATGACGTCTGATGATTATTATATATATGTTCTTTGGGGAGACCAAAACGAGTATCGGATTAAAATGTACGACTTTTCCTTAAACGAAGTAGATAGTGTGCTTCTTCCGGATAAGAACACTCCTAACATGAATACTGATTATTATGCAAATAACAATCTTGTAGCAGCTAACAAGAAAATGATGTTTAATTCCAAATCAGTAGGCTCCCAAATGGGGTTTATTGATTTGAATAAGGATAAATCCGTACATTATGTAGATGTAACTTATGCAGGAAGTAGTTCCCTAAGGCAAGAGTTCTATTATGATAAGAATACAGACTGCTTCTATTCACGAAGAGGTGATTTACTTCAAAGGTTAAATGAAACCACCTATGAATGGGAAGATACTGATTATTTAGGTTTTATCAGTAATAATCCTACTAGATACTCATCATGGCATACAACCTTTATTGGTGGGCTATCCAATATGCTATGTTGCGGAGAATACCACCTTTATAGTGAAGGTTTGCAGTATATACATAATAATAAAGAAAAGGTTGTCAAGTACAATAACACAAAAGGGGACTTGAATATAATATCCTATGTTATGTTGGATGAAAAAACGCCTTTCTTCTATGCCCGGGGTATGAAAATAGGCACTGTTCATGACCTTTTAAATCCTATTGTCGAAGTGGAAGATTTGGAAGACCTTACAACAGGAAGATACGGTTATTCTTCCATGTATAAACATCCATATAAGAATATTATCCTTATCCCTCTTAATCGCAATACAATACCGGAAATATGCGTTTACGATTATGATTTGAAAACTTATACGGTGTTTCAATGTACATACAAGGCAACAACTGTGCAATCATGTAATGCTATAACAGTTCCAAAACAATAATTATTATGAAAACAATCTACTACAACAGCAAATTAGCCAAACTGATACTCTTTGGCAGCTACACAACAATTATGTTCTTCGGCTTCATCCTTACGAAGTTGAAAGAGTTGTCCGAAACAACCATACGTCATGAACGGACACACCAGAAACAGTTCTTCGAGTGCATGGAGATAGCGGCTATCCCGTCCGTATTGCTGGCATTCCATATCAGTGCATGGTGGCTGTTACTCATCCCGCTATTCTATTACATTTTGTATTTGACAGAATGGTTTGTAAGCTTCGTGTACCACCTGTTTACAGACAACAAGATTGGGGACGGTAAGGTCAATAAAAACGCTTACCGTGCGAGCGCATTTGAAATGGAAGCCAAACTCAACCAGGACAATCCGAACTATTTGAAAGAACGCAAATGGGGTGCATGGTTCAGATACTACGGCAAGATATAAAAATCCCGTCCTACTCTCACGAGCAAAACGGAATGACAGTAGTTAGCTTATTGATAAGAGACACAAAGATAGGAATAATTGACAAATAACGATAAGATGAAGAATAACATTATTACCCAAAGCATACCGGGTGGTTTCTCGGTAATAGCAAGCAGTTTTATTGCACAGTCATTGGAACACATGATACCGTGGCTGATAGTAACATTTTCAGTCGTTGTATGCGATTTAATGTTCGGGATAAGGAAATGCCTGCTATTGGGTGAAGAATTTCGGTTTTCAAGTGCCGTGCGCCGTACTATGGGTAAAATGGTGACATACTTTGCCTTTGTTTGTATGGTGGTGATGATAAACATTGCTTCCGGCAATAAATGGAATATTGATGTGTATTCATGCTTGTTTGTTTGCTTCATAGAGTTCTGCTCTATCATAAGCAATATCTTGAAGCCAAAGGGATATAATTTCAACTTACTGAAAGCGTTGGGATTGTTCGGAAAGAAAGTGCTCGATGTCGAGAAAGAAGATATGAGTGAAATAATAACTAAAGATAAGGAGTAACAAAATGAAAAAGAAACTGATTATTGCAGCGATTGTTATCGCTATCATCGTGGGAGTTATGCTTTACATGCACTACACACCGTTTTGGGTGAACTTGACTACTGCCGTATCATTCGGTGTCGGTGTTGTTGCCGGATGGGTGGCTCGTGTGGTTTATGACAAATATTTCAAGGAGGACGCGCAGAATGAAAATATTGATTGACAACGGACACGGAAGCAACACTCCAGGCAAGTGTTCACCGGACGGAAGATTGAAAGAGTATGCGTATACCCGTGAGATTGCCATACGTTTGGAAGCGGAATTGCGCAAACAAGGCGTTGACGCAGAACGTATCGTCAAAGAGGAAATAGACGTTCCCTTATCGGAGCGTTGCCGTAGGGCGAACGAATACAAGGCAAGTGACACAATCCTCGTATCTATCCACTGTAATGCAGCGGGAAGCGGCTCTGAATGGATGCAGGCACGTGGTTGGGAAGCGTGGACTTCGGCAGGTCAGACGAAAGCCGATAAATTAGCTGATAGCTTATATGCGGCTGCCGAACGACTTTTGCCGGACATGAAGATACGCAAGGATATGTCAGACGGTGATGCTGATAAGGAAAGCGGGTTCTATATCTTGAAGCATACGAAGTGCCCGGCAGTCCTTACGGAAAACCTATTCCAAGATAATAAGGAAGATGTTGATTTCCTATTATCGGAAGAGGGCAAACGGGCGATAGTAAACTTACATGTGCAGGGAATTGTAAACTATTTGAATAACTCTAAAAAATAAACATTCATATTAAACTTTGAAATGAAAACAGTTGATTTTTAATTTAAAATTTTATGAATTATGGGAAAAGCTAAAAGCTTGAATGGGAAAGACCTTATGTTGTGGATTTCCGAAAGGGTTATCGCGTTGTCAACGAGTTGCAAGATAAATCTTGCAGCCACTACTGTAGACAGTGCAACAAAGGATGATGGTTTCTGGGATGCGCAGGAAGTCGGTAATATGAACTGGTCTGCAACGAATGAGAGCGTAGACAGTGCGGATAAAGACCGTACCAACGACTACGTTTACGATGAGCTGTTTAAATTGTTCGTAGCCGGCAAGCCTATTGATGTAACAGTGGGTCTTCCGTCCAACAAGAGTGATGAAGGATTGCCGGAAGATGGATGGACGAAGCCGGCAGCCGGAACCTATTATCAGGGCAAGGCTATTATTACGGCTCTTGATAGAGATGCCACTAAGGGAAGCAATGGTACTGTATCGGTTTCATTGTCCGGTTATGGAGCGCTCATAGGGTTTCCCGGTGATGATGAAGATAAGCCAAACCCATCCCCTGACGGAAAGTATTTATTATTATCGGATGGCACTCCGTTATTGTTGACTAACGAAGAGCCGATATTACTTGCAGATAACAAAAAATAAAATGATAAAAAATAAAAAGATATGGCAGAAGGATTACAAATAGGACAACTCCCTCAAAAGGAGAACTTAACAGGAAACGAGCTGATACCTTTTCAGCAAGGTAGTAGCAACGGCTCAATGAGTACCGCTACATTGAAGAAATACATCGGCACTGGTGGTGGCACTGGTGGCAGCACTGACTATATGAACTACATCACCGAGTATAATGTTTCCGTCCAGCATCCTACTTCGGGAATTGACGGGAGTAACAAGTACAGTCTGGAAGGTGCCATTGCCCAAGTCCCGCAGGAACTTAGAAACATCGGACTGAAAGTATCATTCATCAATTCAGCCGGAAAGGTAGAAACATGGGAGTTCCAGGGTGGAACATTTACGAATATCGGAAGCTGGGTACAAGGTGGTGTGCGGAAGGTTTCTGAGTTAGAGGAAAGCAGCAATTCAACTAAAGACCTAGCGTATTCCATTCAAAGATCACTTCAGGACATTGAATTTAAGGATGATGAAGAATTTGTCATATGCGACTCTCAAGGAAATGTAATTTTTACCGCAAACAAGAATGGTATTAAGTCCATCAATATGGCAAAAAATATAGAAGAGATAGTCCAGAAAGAAGAAAGCGAATTAGTTATAACGGATTCAGTCGGACATGTGATAGCACGTATCAGTAAAGATGGCATTGATTCCCCCAATATAAGGCAGTTAAATCCCAATCAGACATGGATGAGTGGGAAAAATATATTTGTATTAGGCGACAGTCTTTCCTCTGCCGGTATCTGGATGAAAAAACTGGCAGAAATAACAGGAGCTGTATTCGACCAAGACATTAATTCCGGCACTTCACAGTTAAATATTGGAAAGCCTATTTCATATGGCGGTACTCAATCATACGGATATAATAGTAACAATAGCAACGGTACACAGCGAGCTAAGAATCTGGTAGAGATTTCCAAGAGAATTCCGGTGGATGTGCTGTTCATTCAGAATGTGAATGACGGTAATTCGATAGGTAGCTGTTTCACAGAGGACGAATACGTCTACAAGGTACAGCATGAACGAGCTTTTTCCGAAGCTCCTAATTTTCCAAAAGAATGTGTTATGAATGACATGCCTTTCATAACCAGAGATAAGGCCATTGAAGATTTCAAATCAAATGTCTTGGCACGGATTGGCAACACTCCTCGTAGTCACGGAATGATGTATATGTATAAATACAGTGCCAATTCGGCCATACTAAAGATAACGGGTAAAGCCGCTATCAATGGGACAATAAATATTATTGTCAACAGTAAAACATATGGCTGTACCGTTACCACGGATATGGAACTGTCGGAAATATGTGATAAAGTGATAGAGTGGGATTTTACCGAATATTCCGACACAAAGGGCAAAGACAACACCGTTACATTCGTCGATTTAAAAAATAACAACCCTCAGGTAGAATTTGATGCAAACGGTACTGGTGTAACTGCTATAGTAGAACATTCAACAAGTTCTGGAAACGACTTTCTTGTGTATTCCGAATATAACTACACGGATGAGATTTTCGCCAATGGAAAAAACTGGAAAGAATGGTACGAACTCGGAACCATGTACTCCAAATACAAGGGACTGTTGGAGTACTTGCAACAAAACCTGCCTGACACTAAGATATTCTTTGTTCTATCTCCGAATATTGCGGCAAACTTTGATAGCCTGCCTTCGGATAAGACCTATCCGGACGGTAGTATGAACATAAATAAGCTGGATGCAAAAGTTCAGAGAGCATTACGTGAAGTACAGGCTGATTGTGCCAAGTTGTATGGTATTCCCGTGCTCAACGTAGCAGAGGAATGGGGAATCAGCTATCTGAATGCCTATCCTAAATACTACAGCAACAACAATGTGCATCCCAATGATGCCGGATATGAGAGATGGGGAGAGATTATGGCGAGATTATTATGTGGTAAATAATAAATAACTTTTAGACAAAAAATTATGATTATCGTATTGAAAGGAGCTGATTTCTCAGCTAACAATATCGGCAAGGTAGATGTTTCTTCTGTTTTGTCCGATAGAACAAAAAAAATTGTTGCAAGATTTAGTAAGAACCTGAGTGATTACACACAGTTTGCTCTTCAGGAGTTGATTGACTGGCTCGATTCAGAAGGTATATTATCCAATATGGACGCGCTGTATCTGCCTTGCCTTGCAGGAACACTGGAAGAGGCGTTCGTCAATGTGGCGAAATCGCCATTCAATACAGACATTGTTTTGGATTCTGAAATCTTTGAACTTAAAAGCAACGGTGTAAGAGTCAAGTCTTCGGGGGTTACAAACAAAGGGATACAGTTGACTTGTACGGCTCCGGTTAAAGATATGCACTTGTTATGGTATAATACAGAAGAATATGCCAAAGTCTTAGATATAGTATATCCAGTAGGAGGAACCAATAATTTTTCTTTTTCCCCTGGTGAAAAGGATAAAGAATTCACAGGCGGTACCCCTCAATGTGAACTTGGTGGATATAATATTGGAACGCTAAGTGGAGGGCGTATGAACAATAGTGGCATAGTGACAGCTGGTAAATCCCTGAAAGGCATCAACCACAAAGATATAGGTAGCTTGAATGGACTGAAAATGTATAGTCCGGAAATGACAATGACGAAATTCAATAATGAAATCGATTACGCCTCTATGACCAATTCGATGGGAGAATTTAATATATCTGGAGTTAATAATAACGCTATGCTTATCCCTCATGGGGTATTCAGCCTTGGCAGGGGGCTTACTGATGTACAGGTAATTCAGTACAATGAGAAAATTAATAAACTGATGACAACACTTTGATTTACAATATTAATTCATCCCGGAACGTGAAGTGCCGGGATGAAATTAATATCATAAATATATACTAATTGTTATGAGAAATAACATCTTAGGCGCGGTGGTCTATCTATCCACCGCCATAGTATTCGGTGGCAGTACTGCATTGCTGATGCTCTTTATCAAGGAGAACAGCGACCGTTGCCACTACTATAACGGCAAGTGGAACAAAGCAGACTTGCTGTGTGGGGTTGCCGCAATATGTGCAGGTATGGTTGTAAATCATTATTTGTTGAGGTCATGAAAAAACTACCCTGGCTATTAGTTGTATTGCTGGCCATCGCTTGTGTGGTGGTTTGGTTCCGTCCGCACGAGCCTTTGCCGGCAGAAATACGTACCGAAACAAAGATACAGACGGTTGTCAAGACTGATACGGTTCTTATTTCCGCACCGATAGCGGTCTTTTGGCAGATATTGCCGAATGACACTGTACGTATAGGTGATACTTTGCTTCATCGCAGAAAGGTTGTGTATGAAGATAGCCTGTACCGTGCGGTGGTGAGCGGATATGTAGACCCGCGGTTGGATAGCATAAAGGTGTTCCCAAAGACCGTTTATCAAGTGGTAACGAATGACATCTATCATCCGGTTTCCATCAAGTCGAAGAAGAAGCGTTGGGGATTAGGGTTGCAGGCTGGGTATGGGTATCCAGGCGGCATGTACGTAGGCGCAGGAATAAGTTATAATCTATTTGTATGGTAAGAAAGAAATTAACGATGTAGAAGTTGGCTTATAGCTGACACTCTTTCGGGGCTTAGAGTAAAAAGAAAGCCCCATTTCCCTTCACTGTCTGCAAACTTCAAGGGAATCACAATACGGTAGCATTGTTTTGGGGCTTTGGTCTTATTAACAACGCTTCCGTGTTTTTGTTTTCGGGAGTTCAATGTTTAAAGCGGAAATATGGAAATGAAAGATTTATATCAGTCTGTAGTCGCTTCTGTATGTAAACATACGGGAGTAGACGTGGATATGTTATTTAAGAGTAATCGTGAAGAATGCGTGGATGCACGTGCAATCCTTATAAACATTCTCACATATAAGGGAATTACAGAGCGTGAGATAGCGGCTCTTACCGGACTAACCCAACAATGCGTAAATAAGCTGAAGAATAACTTTTCATTTCGTCTCCGTAAATGGAGTGTTACAACAAATTTACAATCAATCAACAATGAACTAACAACGGAATAATTTATATACAACGTTCTTATGGCGTCCTTTGCTTCACCGGTTAATATTGACCGGCATTCCTTAATTTATTGATTTATGGAAGCAGAAGTAAAACAAGTTATTAAAGAAAAGGAGTATGTCCACAACGACGAAAAGAAGGAATATGCTTCAAAAGGTCTGGCCGGAACTGCCCTCGGTTTTGGTATTGGTGGAGCAGTATTAGGTGCCGCTGCTCTTTGGGGCCGTCGCGGCGGTATTGGTGGTGGAATGCCTGAAAACGTAAACATCAACACTGTAAGCGATACCATTGCAGGACGTACTGGTACAGCCCCCACAGCTTTTCAGGCATGGGAAAAAGGTTGTGAGGCTGAAATAGCCTTGACCAATACCATTTGGGGACTGAAGGTGAATACGCAAAACCAGATGTACGCCCACCGCGATACAGATGTGGCCGAAAAATTCGCCCTCTATAAATCCCAAGTGGAAGGCGATTTTGGAAACTACAAGGTTTCCCGTGACCTTTACGACAACATGAACGATAAGCTGAATACAGCTGCATTCGGATTGTATAAAGGTCAGAGAGACTTGTACGACACGTTAAATGAACGTTATGCACAGAAATTCTGTGACCTTGACAAGAAGGTATACGGAATGGAAATTGCGAACCTCTACCAGAACAAGATTATCCAAATGGGACTTGAAGGTGTTCTGAAGGAATCCATGTGTTACACAGACCGTAAGACTTGCCGTGCGATTTACGGCGTTGTAGGATTGCCTTCCACTCCGACAACAAGTGTGTTAGAGGGTGCAAACCCTTTCGGATGCAACTGCCAAAGAACAGCGGCGACAACTCCGACAGCGTAAAAAGCGTAAAGAGGCGCAAAAGAAAACGTTAGTGGTAAAGCCCCTTCGGGGGCGATACCGCTTTCATTATTAACCACTAACTAAAGAATATGGCAATGTTTGAGAATGATCCGTTATTAGGAAACCGTCCCAGTATAGAGCAACTGGCCCATGAGAACGAAATGATACAGCAGAAGCTACAGACGCTTCAACAGATGCCCACTACACCGACCGCCCAACGGTCTAACACTCCGATATGGGACGAAATAGACCGTATAACCTCATCCCTTAGCGACCAAGAGCATAACTTTCTGCAATCATCACAGGAATTCCAGGAAAATTCTATGGCTATACAGGAGATGGTAAATGTAGAATTAGTTCGGCTGGTCCGTGACCGTATAGAAAAATCTCCGGAAGGTAATGAGATACTTAACCGTCAGTTGTCCTTTGTGAAGCGTGCGGTAAAAACGGCTAAAGAAGAAACGGCTCGTAGAGATGCCTTGTTAAATGAATACATGACACAATACAGCGATATGACTTTCAAGGAGTTTATGGAAATGAAATCCGGTAAGCAACCCACGCAGAAACCGATTAAAAAATAAAGGATATGGAAGCGAAAAGTAAATTGGTTGATTTAAAGAATAAAGCTATTGATTCGTTGGAGATATGGATTAATGAGCGTATAGACGATTTAGCTGTCCAGAATCCGCAAATGAAAATAGCATCCATCTACATGAAGCGTGGTGCAAAGAATTATCTAGCAAAGGAACGTGAAAAAATAGAGGGCGTAATTGATAATGCTGCTTTGTTTATCTGTGATGAGAATGGAAATGTTGATGCTGACCTATTATTTGACGATATGATGTCTATGTTCCGGGAAATGGATGAATTGCCTTTCGGAAAGGGTATTATTCATGGAACAATTGGAAAGGGTGTTATTCGCTTCCAACTGCCGGACAATCCGGTGGTAAATCTGTTGTTCGGAAATACCGGAGCCTTTAAAATAACTGAAAGTGATTTTGTGGAATTAAAAAATTTGTTTTTGGTATGATTGATTATAAAAACATGGTACTGTCCGCCCAAGATGCAGGCATATCAACGGAAAAGATAATGGTGAAGAGTATAGACAGCCTTAATGAGATGTTGTGTAAACTAAAAGAGACTCACCCCGATGCGTATTGGAAGTTTCTCCGGGAGCAGCAAAGCATAATATATAATAACCATTATGAGCGTGCTTTCGCCGAATACGATGTAGAGTGTCTCCGTTATACTAACCGGGAAGGTCAAAAATGTGAGGGTGCACATTGGACTATCGAACAGGTTGAGGCTGCTACAAAATCCATGAGTTTCCCTTCTGGAACAACCAAATGGGATAAGTATGTAGCTTTTAACGCATGGTATTCTGATTTGTGTAGAGAGCTCGACGAAACTACACTTATTAAAACCTGTCATTCTTTCTTTTTTGCCGATGAAGATGCGCCAAGTGGAAAAATATTTCTTTATATGAAGGCCATGCGTACATGAGAGGTTTTATAGACATATTGATAGAGCAAGCGGATGATATGGCTTATTATGACTTCTGTCGGTTGTTTAGGATGCTGCAATGGAACGTTTAGAGCAGTTTATTGTACGGCTAATACCGATTGCTGTGTTGGTGAAAGTGCTGTCTATGTGTCTAAAATAGGAAAAATAGACTAATATTTTAAAGGTAAGGCAAAAATTTTCCGAGGTGGATAATTTTAGTTAGGGAAAAATAGAACAATAGGGCGGTAGGATTATTATCTATCGTCTTATTCTTTATTGGATAAATTTACGTATAGTTTAATGCTGCGCTTTGTCTTTCCGATTTTAATTATCATCTTTGCATAGACAATCGTTTAGCCCGTTGTTTTTTAGGCTTTAGTTTTACTATTGTTTTACAATGGAGTTTCTGTTTGTTTTTAAAACATTGATTATTAGATTATTATTTAAATTGTTCTCAATCTTCCTATATTTACCTCATTGGAGTAAAAAACAGGCGAAATGGTGTATTTTCCGTTCATATTACCTCTCCTTATTTCCTAATTGAAGGTATTTACTTA